CAACAACTTACCGATGCGGCCGCTCCAATGGTTTTCTCCTCTTGAATTCCTTGTCCAATTTGTTTGACAAACTTACAGCCATGGATGGAGAGAATGAAAAATTCCCTTTACAATCGGCGGCAGAGAGGGTATAATGGGTGGCGTTCGGATGGGCGTCTGTGATGGAATTGGCAGACATGCGAGATTTAGGTTCTCGTGCGGAGATGCGTGCGGGTTCAAGTCCCGCCAGACGCACCAAAAACAGAAACCACGCAACATCAATGGTTGCGTGGTTTTCTTTGCATTTGCAATGGGTTTGGCTATGCTAAATAATAAAAATTCTTTTCATCCTCCCAATGACTTTTTTACTGAAATTGAAAAGAACGAACCGTTTTTACACACGCATTTACACACAGGAAAAGAGGGGGTGTGTCCGACTTGGACACACCCCCTCTTCTCACTTCTTCGCAATGCAGTGGTAATACCGCTCCAGCTTATCCGGCTGGGCGTCCTTGTCATCCAGAAACGCCTCAGACATGTACGCATAGAAATCCATGCTGCTGGCGTTGGACTTCTCCGCCGCCTTGCAGTAGTCGGAGTACATCATGTTCATGGTGACAAAGAACTTCAGCGGATCACAGTCGATCTTCCGTTGCTTTCGAGTCTGCTCGGTCTGCTCCATGGTCCAGTGGGGGCCGGTGGTGCCGTCCTCGTTCTTCATGCGGCCAACCCATGCCATCGCGGTTTCATGGGTAAACGCAGGACGCTCTTCTCCCCGGGCGTGGCTGCTGTCCGGCGCGTGATGCTCCTCGTGGCCATAGAGCGCCCGCTGTCCAGCGGTATGGTCACAGATCATGCGCAGGGCTTTGTACGCTTTGTAATATGCGCCCAGCGCCGCCACAGACTCGGGAGTCAATTTCCGGTCGCCAAGCTTTTCCATCTCATCCAGCAAAATTTCCTTGTTTTTCTCGATCTGCCTTCTCACTCTTCAACACCTCCAATTTCCAGTTTTATGGCCTCCAGCCGGGAAATGATCTCCTTCTGCCGCCGGTCGTAGACCGTCTGCCACTTCTCCTGCCGGGCGTTGGAATACACATTCCACAGCCCGAAGCAGAAGTTAGCCAGGATGACGATCATCCCCAGCGGCTCGGGAAGATTGTTCTGCGGATTTCGCTGCACCGGCGGCCACCTTCTTCATATTGGAAATCGCGGCCTCACCCAGTTTGTTCCCCAGCTCCCGGCCCTGGGCGGTGAAGGCCATCGCGCCCAGGGCGAAGCCCAGCAGTATGCTGCCCATCAGATGCGCTCCACCACGACGGCCACGTTGGAGACGGTGGCGGCCGCGCCGGACAGCACCAGCGTCAGGACGGCATCGTCGCCGCAGCAGAACTCCCGCACCAGGGCGGCGATGGGCAGCGCCACGGGATTCCCGGCGGTGGACACGGCGGCGGAGGCAGTGGCCCCAGGCACGGCCACGCCGTTGCGGAACAGGGTGACGGTGACGGTGCCGGCGGCGGTGGGGGCCGCAGTGACGGAGGCCTTGACGTCGTAGTAGCCGGCGTCGTTGCAGCCGTTGATGGTGATGCTGCTGCCATTGAGGTTCAGATCACAGCCGTAGCGGCGGATGATGGAGCCCAGGGACAGCGTGCCGCCCACGGCCACGGTCTGGGCGGTGGTGTTGGCGGTAAAAATTGCGGATTTGCAGCTCATAAAAATGTCTCCTTTCAAAAGCAGAGGGCGGGGCACCGGCCCCGCCCATATCCCGGCCAACAGGGCCTGCAGTCAGATGTTGCGCGGATTGCCGCAGCCATTGCAGCCGTTTCCCCAGATGGCGGGGACCAGCTGCCCGCTGCAGGTGGCGGCCACGCCGGAGAGACGGGGCTGCTTGAGCATGTCGCACTCGATGGCGTCCAGCCTGCGGTTGAAGGCGCAGCAGCAGTCGGAGAGCTGCTGAGACAGGCCGCCGACCAACTCCTTGGTGTAGAAGTTGTTCTTCAGGCTCATGTTCTCCATCTTCAGGTCGAAGATCTTCTCAGACTGCTGGGCCTCGTAGATGCGGCTGGCCTGCCCCATCACCGCGTCCCGGCTGTCCCGGATGGCGATACGGGTGGTCTCGCCCTGCTGCTCGGTCAGGTACTGGGTGCGGGCGCTGTCGATAATCTCCCGCTTCTCCACCTCGCAGTTGGAGACGCGGCCGCAGCCGGCGGGCTCACAGCCCCCACGGTTGCCCCAGAGACCGCCGCCGCAGCCGTTCAGACCGCCGCCCAGCAGGACCAGCAGGATGACCACGAAAAACAGCACGCCCAGCCATGTCATTCCGCTCCTGGATTCCTCCATATGTGTTCACTCCTTTTCAAAAATGTATATTCCAACGGCTTATTTCAGCCGGGGGAATTTGGCTGCGCCCTTTCGAGCGTTCTGAGGGGGCGGGAAGGGCGCTCCGCCGCCGCCCAGCATCTTTTCCGCGTCGGCCTTCAGGGCTTCCGGCGTGGTGCCCAGAAGGCCGCAGACGGCCCGTGCCTGCATGGTGCCGCCATACCGGTGATAGATGTCGTCCACCGTCTGCCGGCTGATGCCCAGCCTCTGGGCGGCGGCGCTGACGCTGTCAAGGCTGTCCGCCGTCCCGCTTATCGCTTCCTGCGCCTTTTGCGCCGCTTCGTTTAGATTCACGCTGGGGAACATCTTCCCCACTGCCCCCACAGCTGCAAGCACATTGTCCAGGTTCACGGTTTTTCATCTCCTTAACTTCGTTGGACAGATTGGCAATAATGCCGGACATTTTCATCATGGATTCCTGCATCTCCGCCATCAGCTCCTCCGTGGATTTGGGCGGGACGATCACCCCCAGCTCCACCAGCTTGCCATAGTACTCCGTGGTGGTCTGCTCCAGCTCGTTATAGGCCTGCATGGTCCTGCCGATCAGCTGGCGGTTCCCCGCGTAGTCGGTCTGATAGATGTCCGTACCGTCCACCACGCAGGCGAGCATATTAGAGGCGGAATAGCCGGAAAACGCAAACTGTTCCATCACATCACCTACTCATCAAAAATAGGAGGGAAAAGAATCTTTAAGCCAGACGGCGCGCCGGTCCTGCCGGGTGTTCCTTTCTCCTCCTGATGTATGCAATTGTACCGCATTCCCAAAAACTTTGTGGGGCATTTGCGTGCAATTATGTGAAGTTATGTGCAAAATTAAGTCAAGGCGGCATAGCGCCGCCCTGACTTGCTATATAAGATTCAATTTTGCTGCTGACCGCTCAATTTTATCAATAATCCGGATTAACCTCCTGGACACAGTGCTGCGGTCCATCTTCAGCTCCGCGCCAATATCCGCCTGCGCTACGGCGTCCAGCAGATACAGCTCCGCAATCCTGGTGTCCTCCAGGCCGAGGGCCGCCTCCCGGATCACCGCCTCCCAGTCCGAGCGGCCGAAGTCCTCAAGACTTTCTGGTACGCGTACCCTTGCTCTGGCCATTCTTCTTTTTACGGGTTTTCCGCTTCCTGACTGTCGCCATGATTGAGCTCTTCCAAAATACGGATAACGTCATCCGGCGCAAGGTCGGCTGTGACCACGTTCCCCTGGGAATCCACCAGATTGTACACGCCGGACAGCTCCGTGGTGCTCTCATAGTCGTACTGCAGCCAGAGGAACACAAACGCGCCCACGGTCAAAAACAGGGAGAGCGCCCAGCAGACGCAGAGCCAGAACAGCCGCCGGTCGGCTCTGGCCATGTGCATCTCATGGACCGCCAGCGGGATGGTCTGGCCTTCGTCATAGGTCAGATTCACCGAAAGCCGTTCTTTTTTGTTATCCATATTTTCACGTCCTTTCTCTCGTATTTTACCGGATTCCCCGGCGAAAAGCAAGGGCTACTTTCCCATCTCCGCCGCCCTCTTGGCCATAATGGCGGCCTGCCACCCGGGGACCAGCCGGCAGGGGTTCTTGCCTTCGGTGATGCCGGCCTCCACCGCCTGCCGGTACTCCTCCTGCACCCCGGCGGGGACCTGCATGGTGCTGGCATAGGCCTGGAGCGCGTCGTAGATTTCCTTCCCGGTCATAATTCTTTCCTCCTGTTCCACGTCAAATTTCGGCCTGACGGCCCCGATGATGTACTTATCTGCCCGGTTCTTCCGGCAGACCATGCCGCCGTTGTCCTGGCTGCCCGCCTCGCTGGTGTTGCCCTCAATGGCCTGGACCCCATAGCCCGGCATGATCTGCTCCACAATGCCGCAGTGCTGGGTGGTCCTCTTTTTGCCGGAGAAGTCGTAGATTACCACGTCTCCCGGCTGGAATTCCGCCGTCACCCATGCGCCGAACTGCTTCGCTGCGGTCATCAGCGTGCCGCAGGAGGCGGTCCGGGCGGGCAGGGTCACGCCCGTCTGGTCAAAGCACCATTGGACGAACGCCATGCACCATGGATACTTCGTGGTTGCCGTATCCCGGACCTCCCGCCCATAGAACCACGTGTTATACTTGACGTTGTTGCTGTCCGGCGGGCACTCCCGGACATTCAGCTGCCGCCGGGCCACGGTCAGAAGCTCGTTAAGCGTTCCCATGTCCGCCGCCTCTCTGCACAGCCGCGCTGCCGGCGCTCTTCACGCCCTCGGCGTCCGTCAGGCCCTCCGCCAGCAGGTAGCCGATCACCGCCGCCCCCTGGAGGATGCACCCGGACACGGTAGCGGCGGTGCTCTCCGCCCCGCCGAAGGCCAGGATCAGGCCGGAGATAAACCCCGCTACCGCCAGCCACAGCTTTCTGCTGCTCAGCTTCCGCTTCCAATCAATTGTCATAGTATGTAGACTCCTTTTTAAATTTTGCATCGATAACAGGGCATGCTCATGATGACCTCTACAATGTGGTCATGAACCATTTTTGTTATGGATGCCGATAACTTTGGTCTGAACGGATAGGTAATTTCGTGCTGCATAAATTCTGCAATGAGCTTATTTCTATCAACAAGCTCAATTTCAATTTGCGGGTTGTCAGGCATATGTATCCTCACTTTCCTTTGTGTGCCCGAATACCGGGCCTTCGTTGTGCTCAAAGATGTTCTCCACCACCTTCAGGACGTTCACCCCCAGGATGGTGGTGATGGCCTGCTGGCTCAGCTCCACCACCGGGAAGGGCTGGGCAAGCCGCACCGTGGCGTAGACGGCGATGAGATAGGACACCGACACCCACGCCAGCGCGGCCAGCTGGGTGGTGACAAACAGCAGCCGGGTAACGCTCCTCATCCTCCCACCCCCGGCATGCCGGCGGCCAGCCACAGCAGAAAGGCCCCCGCCAGGGCGCTGAGCGCGCTGGCCACCAGGCTCTCCCACCGCTTGGCGGGCTTGTCCGCCAGGGCGTTGACCTTTTCGGCGATCTCGTCCAGCTTCTCGTCCATCCCTACCAGCGTGGCCTTGAGGGCGGCCCCGCTCTGCTCCAGCGTGCTGATCCGCTCAAACATCTGCCGGTGGGTGTCGGTGGAATTGCCCCGGTACCGGTCGAACTCCTTTTCCAGCGCGTCCACCCGCGCGTTTACCGGGCAGTCGCCGGCATTACATTTCTCGGGCATGGGTTACCCCTCCTTTCTGGTGATGATCTCGTCCATCTCCGCCTCCGTCAGCCGGCCTGCGGCGACCAAAGCCTCCAGACGGGCCTTGTCCCAGAGGCGGGGGTAGTACAGCTTTGCCATATCGTACACGCTCACAACGGTTCCTCCTTTGTTTTAACGTTTTTCGCATCCTACGGTATGATAATGAACGAGGTGATAATGTTATGAGTTATATCCAAGTAAAACCCATAAAGCTCCAGGATCTGCATTTGTCTGAGCGCGCCATAAATTTTGTAGAAGAATATGCCCCCCAACTTGCAAAGCCTTATGGTATAGGCAGGCTTCCTGAAAATTATCCAAATTATGCATGTATGAGCGATTCGTCCAATCGATTTCTAATTGGTGTACGGTGTAATGTTATGCAGTCAGATCTGGAAACCAATTTTTGCCATGAATTATTTCATGCATATCAAATAACTTTAGGTTTTCCTACTGTTATTGGCTATGAAAATGATACAGGGGTTTTTTGCGAACACCTGAGAAGTACAATTTTAGATTTATCTGATAACGATGTATTGAAAGCACATGGATTAACATATCAGAATATTATCAGAGCGCGCCACAAACAATGCAAACGCCTTTGCGCCACATCCTTCAAAGAAATAGATAATCAATACAAAAAAGATTTGTTGTTGATCGATCTAATCCTCGATTTAAGTGATTTGACAGCTATTCAGGGAGATGCTATTTTACAGGTGCTGAAACTAAACTTACCTGATGTATACGAAAAATACCATGAATACCATCGGATCATCTTTGAACAGAACGATTATCATACCAAAGAGGGATGCCTTAACATTTTTTCTGCCATTTTCAGTGATATAGGCCTTTGGGGTACTTGCGCTATCGTCTATCAAGGGGAAAAAATCAAAACTCCGCATATGCTCAAAAGAGTTATTTGCTCCACCTCTTCAAACTGAACTTCATATCCTCGCGTTCTCGTTTCACTTTTCCGCAATACACACAGTCCCAAACGCAATAATGTCCAGGGCGAATAATAAAGATGTGATTGCAACACTTTTTTCGCTTCACAACGTCACCCCCTGCATCGCGGCCAGGAAGTCCACGTCCGCCCGCAGCTGCTCCTGGGCGCTGGGGGGCGGGGGCGGGATGGCGGACCGGTCCGCCGCGATCTCCTCTTCGGAGCGCCGGAGCGCCCGCTCCCCGTCCCAGCGGTAGAGGGGGATGCCGTCCTCGGTGTACAAAGACGGGTTTTCCTCCCCGCCGGGAAAGAGGCGGAACTGGTAGCCGCCCCGGTCGTTGATGCAGATGGCATCGTCGGCGGTGCGGTCCGGGCTGGGGCCGGTGCTCCAGCCGGAGAGGACCAGGCCGGAGGCGCTGGCGGTGATATAGTGGCGGAAGTAAACGTCGTCCATGGGAGGGACCTCCTTTTATAGATTGGCGTCAAATATGACCTTGTTGGCGCCGGAGGAGTTGATGGTTAAGGGATAGGATGAGCCCATTGAAAAATCGCCTGATAGGCGTATTCCAATGCAAATTTTGCTGGCAAACCACACAGAAATAGATGTAATCTTTACAGATTTACCATTTACAATGCAATTCCAGTTGTTTCCATCTGTATTTGATATGGTGGGTGTCGTTCGCATGAGAGTGGGTGCTGGTAAAAATGCGTTTGCAGCTGTCGCGGAAACTGTATGCCCATATCCTACAGCAAAATTTTCTGGGGTCCAATTAAATACCAGCTGATACCTCATACACTTCAGCAGTTCCTGCGCCTTGTTGGGCGGCGGATCGTTGAGCACCCAGTTTCCAGCGGCGTCCTGGTGGGCGAGGGTCTGCTGGTCGCCAAGCTCCAGCTTGACCGCTAGTATCTTTACAGATCCAGCACTATTTCGGCCCTGGAATCCGCAGCGCAGAGAAGTGATATTGCTTTTGGGCGTCATGGTAACGGAATACAATTTGTCGCTGCCATTCATGGTAACGCACACAAAATTATCTGTGTTTCCACCGTAAAACCACAATAAACAGTTAGCGCAAGTATTTTCCTCAATCAGGACGGACAGCGTAAGCTGCTTTCCGACCAGTTCCTTGTAGTTTTCTACGTATTGGGTACATGTGTTGTAGTTAGACGGATTGGGAGTAAAAACAACACCATCTTCCAACACCTTTAGTTTTGCACCGGCCTCAATACTCCACCGGTCAATTGTATAGCCTGCGCTCGTATACTCCGTCTGTCCCCGCTGATTGATGGTGTCCGCAAAATACCAGTTATCCAGCAGGTTGACGCCCCTTCGCGCAGCGGATGCATGCTCGTCCACATACTTTTTGTTGGCTGCGTCGAACTGCTGCACCGGCGTATCAACGCCAGCCAGCCTGGAGAATGATCCAGCGCTGTCGATGTCTGCGGTTTTCGTCGTCGCAAATAACCTGACGCCGCTACCGTCGGCCTGTAGTCTAAGCCCTTCCTTGAATTTGCTTTGAAATAGAAGTCCAGGGCCGCCAGTCCCATCTCCAAGATACAATGTTGGGCTGCTCCCGCCAACGGTCACATTCCCCGTTACGGTCCCGCCCGTAATGGGCAGGGCCCCCACCTGCTGGGCGGTGTAGTCTCCCTCCTGCGGCACAACCTCCCCGCTGCGCCCATTGAAGCTAGTCACGCCCGTGTCCGGCGGGTCCTGGGCCTCCGGCTTCCCGTCCGCGTTGAACACCACCACCTGGCCAGGCTGGCCCAAAAGGGCGTCCTGCTTGGCCGCCGCCGCCGCGTCCGCGTAGGCAAACACGTCCTGGGTCTTCCCCGTGGGGTCGTAGGTCTGCGCCCGCATATCCCCCGCGCCGGTCCCGTCCGCGCCGTTGTACACCTGGAAGGTGTCCGTGCTGCCGTCGGTGTACGTGATGGTGTAGGTGTCCCTGGTACCCGGCGCGCCGCTGCCCGCCGTGCGCTGGATGCTGGCGATGCCATTGCCGGTCTCGCCCTGGACGCCGATCCCGTCCGCTCCGTTGTATACCTGGAAGGTGTCCGTACTGCCGTCGGTGTACGTGATGGTGTAGGTGTCCCTGGTACCCGGCGCGCCGCTGCCCGCCGTGCGCTGGATACCGGTGATGCCGTTGCCGGTCTCGCCCTGGACGCCCTGCGCCCCGGTGTCGCCCCGGTCGCCCTTCTCCGCTACCAGCATGTAGACCGCCCCCGCCTGCGGCGTCACGCCCGTGACCCCGTCCGCCAGCACCAGATAGCTGGAGCCCTCATATTCCACAATGTCCAGCCGGTTGTAGACGGCAGCGCCGTCGTAGCGCCCCCTGGGTACCAGGGACACCCGGCCCAAATTCGTGCTAACCTCCATAGCTGAGTACCACCTCCAAATTCCCGTCCGCCAGCCGGAAACCCGGCCCGGCGTATTCCTCGTCTGTCACCATGTACAGCGCCCCCGTGGCCGCGTCCACGTAAAACACGGCGTACATCAGATTCCCACGGGCCGCCTCGCCGGTGTCCACATATTCCTGCCGCTCCGCGTTCCAGGTCCACCAGGTGCCGCCCTGGATGATGGGCGGCTTGCCGGAGTACTGCTGTGCTTTCTGGGCGCTGTCCTCCGCCTCCTGGGCGCTGACCGCCGCGTTGGCTGCGCTGGCGGCGGCGTCTCTGGCGGACTGGGCCGCGCCCTCCACGTAGATGGATACGCTGGCGCGGGCGTAGGCCTTCCACTGGGCCCCCTTCATGTGCCGGGCCTCCCCCTGCTGCTCTACCGGCAGCAGGGTGTCGTCGTAGAGGTCCGCGATCCCCGGCAGCGACCCGATGGCCGCCTCCTGCACCGCCGGCAGGCCGCCGGTCGTCTTGTCAGCCATCCCCGGCCTCCTCCGCCTCCCCGGCCAGCCGGTAGGCCGTCCGCAGGCGCTCCTTAGCCCCGGCCATCAGCTCCACCCCGTCGCCGCTGACGGGGATGGCCGCCAGCAGGGTGAAGGCCCTGTCCAGCTCCTGCTGGACGTCGTTCTGACCGCTCTGTTTCATACTGCCAGTCTCCTTTCCAATTCCTCCACGCGGCCCTTCAGCCGCTGTATCTGCTCGATGCACAGGGCGGTGAACTCCCCGTACCGCAGGGCGTAGTCGTACAGCCCGTCCATCTCCTTTCCCTCCCCGTCCAGCCGGGGGGATTTAATGAGACCCGCAAAGTCTATCCCCGTCAGCCCCGCCGCCTCCATGGCCGCCTCCACGTCCTGAGCGATGAGCCCCAGGTGGGTCCGCCCGGACTGCCCCTTGCGGAGCCGGAAGCTCACCGGCCGCAGCGCGTCGAAGAGGGCGGCGTACCGGTCCAGGCCGTAGGCGACGGCCTCCTTCTTCTCCCGGTCTGAGGTGACGATGGTGTCGTTGTCCGCGTATACGTCCGACCAGCGAAAGAGGGAGGTGCCGCAGCTGTAATAGCCGGTACCCTGGGGGAAGATGTCCGCGCCGCAGCTGATGCCGTCGCCCTCCAGGATGACCTCGCCCCCCATGCCGTCGCCGGCGTTGATGTAGATGTCGCCGGGGAGCGTGTTCAGCCGCATGCTGCGGGCCCAGATGTCGCAGGCGTTTCGCGCCGTGGAAGCGCCGGTGACGCGAAACTCCACCGCAATCTCCCCGTCGCTGTCCCGCAGGTAGATGTGGTCCCCGTAGAGGGAATCCAGAAACAGGGTTTCCGTGTCGATGGTGGAGCCGTTGATGATGGTCCGGTTGCCCGCCAGGTCTTCGAAGCTGACCATGCCCCGGAAGTAAATCTCCCTGGAGGCCAGCTCGACCCCGTTGGCCCTCAGCCGGATGGTGCTGGACGTCTCCCCATTGGATACGGAGAGGGTCAGGCTGTCCGCGAACTGCTCCAGGGAGGAGATGTCCCCCTGGGCGTTCGTAATTTTGGCGGAGAGGCTTTTGGCGGTCTGCTCCAGAGAGGAGATGTCCCCCTCCGCGTTTGTAATTTTGGTGGTCAGGCTCTTGGCCGTCTGCTCCAGGGTGGAGATGTTCCCCTCCGCGTCGGAGACCCGCGACGAAATGCCGTTGAGGGACACCGTAAACTCCGCGCGCAGCCCCTTGGCCGTGTCCTCCACCTTCTGGGTAATCTTGGTCAGCTCCACCGTGATCGACGAGCTGAGCCCCTGCAGGTCGTTGGCCACCTCCAGGCGTATCTGCTCCGCCGTCTTGGTGATTCGGGAGTAGGTCTGGGCAATCTGCCGCTCCGCCTCCCGCTGGGCGCGGGACTTGTAGGGGTACTCGTCCTCCACCTCGTCCACGCCGGGGGCCGCGATGTCCGCCGCGCAGAGGGCGTCGAAGGTAATGTCCGTCCGGGCCAGCACCGAGTACACGCTCCCCACGGTGATCCCGTCCCCCGTCTCCGCCGCCGGATCCAGCAGCCCGTCCACCCCGGAGAAGGGGCGGTACTCCACCCCCCGGACCTGCCGCAAGATGCTCTCGCACATCTCCTGGGTGCCCCAGGGACAGCTCTTCTCCAGGGTTTGCCCGGCGTCGTCCCCCGCGGTGTACTGGGTCTCCCCGTCCACCCGGAGGATCACCCGGCTGATGCGCCGGGCGCCGCCGCCGGTGTCCAAGTCGGACACGCGGCTGCCCACAAACACTTTATCCAACAAGCAGCCTCACCCCTCCCAACGTGATGGCCCTCCCGTGCTCCGTGACCAGATAGCCGGTCTCCGGCGGGATGTCGCCGAACCGGAGCAGCAGCAGCCGCCCCTCGTCGCTCATGACCCAGTTCCCCGCGTTGACCACCGCCATCCACTCCAGCACGTCCGTCATGGTCACCTCCCCCAGGTCGTCCGTGGGGTAGGGCACCGGATAGGCGCTGGTGAGGACGGTGCGGGGGTCCAGCGTGGTCTCCATGCGCCGGGCAATGTCCTCCGCCGCCTTCTGCTGGGGCATGGGCCAGTTGGCGGTGGCGTAGGCCTCGGTGATCCACACCTCCCCGGCCTTCCGCATGGCGTCGAAGCCGTGGATGGTCAGCGCGCCCGTCCGCTTGTCCAGCCGCCGGGTGGAGATGTAGTACACCCCCTTGGGCAGCCACTCCGAAGCCCGCTCCCCGGCTCTCAGGCGCACAAACACCCGCATCTCCGCCTGTCGGGGAATCTCCCCCGGCCGCCGGAGCACCAGGTCGATCTGCCGGGCGGCGCAGACGCCGATGTCCGGCGTGGAGAAGAGCCCGCCCCCGGTGGAGAGCGAAACGATGTCCTCCTGCATGTAGTCCCGGCCCGCGATGCGCACGCGGCACTCCTTCTCGTGCATGGGGTCCCGCAGCAGGGCCTGGTACAGCTCGCTGGTCTTCTGCATCACCGCTCCTCCAGCGTAAAGCTGCCGCCGCCGAAGTAGGTGGTGTTCCCCCGCACCAGCCGGGTAGTGGCGGTGGGGGCGGAGACGTAGAACAGCTTCTTCGCGCTGCCCAGGGCGTCGTCCACGTACTCCACCTCCGCCGGCCGCCGTCTCAGGGCCCCCAGCAGCCGGTACCAGGTCTCGTCCTTCATCCGGGTCAGAGAGACGTTCATGCCCCGTTTCACCACCGCCGTGCGGTAGTCCACCCCGTCCAGCCCCACCACGCTCCGTTCCTGCCGGGTGATTTCGTACTGCTCCAGCCCCTCCTCCAGGATCCAGGGGGAAAAGTCCTCCCCGTTGATAATCAGCTTTGCCCGCATGTCCTCCTCCTTACCGGTCAAAAGCCCTGTTGTCGTTCTGCTGCCGGGTGGTGATCACCTGGCCCACCTTCCGGCCGTCCAGCACCACGTCCATGCCGTCGAGGGCGGCGGCGACGGCGGCGGCGATCTCCTGGGGGCTGGCGCAGCCGCAGTCTCCGGCGCAGGACCGGCTGATGGCGTCCGCGGCCCGTTCCAGGGCCTCCGCCGTCCTGCCGCCGCCCCCGCGTGTGCCGCTGCGGGTCATGGTGTCCGCCAGATCGGCGTAGGCGGGAGGCGGCGTCTCGAAGGTCATCACCCCGCCGGCGGCCCGCATGGCCGTGTCCGCCACCTGCATGGCCGCCTGGCGCACCGCCGTGAGGCCGCTGAGCATCCCGTTGACCAGCCCGTCGGTGAAGGACAGCCCCAGATCCGGGGCGTTCTGGTCGTAGTAGCTCTTCAGCTCCTGGACGGTGCCCGCGATCTGGTTTGCCGTCTCCTGCCGCAGGCCCTCCAGCTCCGTCAGGGCCGCCCGGTTGGCCAGCTGCTGCTTCTCCATGTACACGTTGGCGTACTCCGCGAGCTCCCGGTCCGTCAGGTCCAGAAGCCCCCGCAGCGCCTGCTCCGCCGCCGGGCCCATGGCCCGGATTTCGTCGATCACAGCCCCGGCCAGCCCCCGGTCCTCCAGCTCCTCCACGCCGTTGTAGAAGGACTTCATCACTGCCACCTGGTCCCGCAGGTTCCCCAGCAGATCCCGGCCGGAGACCGCCTCCCGCTCCGCCACCTCGTCGAAGAGCCCGTAGGCCCCGGCGATCTCCTTCTGCCGCTGGGCCAGCGCCTTTTGGTAGGCCTCCTCCTGGTCCATGATCTTCTTTTGGGCGTCCTCCACCTTCTGGGTGTACTCCGCCTGCATCTGGGCCCGCAGATCCAGGATTTTCTCCTCGGCCTGGGCGTACTGTTTGCTTCCCTGGATAAACTGGCTCTGAATGGTCTCCCAGAGCTCCAGCTGTTCCTCGAAGGACAGGTCCATATACTTTGTCTGCCGGTCCGCCCACTCCTTGCTGCGGGTAAAGACGTCCTTGGCCATCTTATCCGCCGCTTTCACGGCCTTATCGCTGCTGCCGGAGATGCCCTCCGCCACGCCCAGCCCTATGTAGTGCCCGATCTCATCCCGAAACAAGGTAGACGGAGAGTGGATGCCCAAAAGGCCCTTGACAGAATCGACAATCCCTGAGAAAAAGCCTGTAACCTTTTCCTTGAGCCAGTCGTTCATTCCGACAATGCCATTCCAGATTCCAGCAACAATATCTTTTCCCACCTGGTCTATGTCGACCATAAGGGCAGTGATCCCGCTTATAAGCTTTGCAACAATCTCGACGGCAGCTTTCCCAATTTCCGGCAGATTGTCAATGATTCCAAGGACCAGTTTCCCAACAATTTCCGCTGCCGCAGTCAGCAGCTTCGGAACATTTTCGACAAGGCTGTCCACCAGCTTGGAAATGATGACGGGCGCTTTTTCCAGCAGCGTGGGAATCGAATCAATCAGCCCTTCTGCCAGGGATGTGACAATCTCAATCGCCGCATCCACCAGCATATCCACGTTATCAATAGCGGACTCCGTGAGCTCAGCGACCATAGAGCCCCCCGCCGGTATCAGATCAGGCAGAGCGCTTGAGATGCTGGAGACAAGGGTGTCTAAGATTTCCTCCGCTGCCGCTGCCGCTGCCAGTCCGGGCAGCGCGCCGCTGATTCCTTCAAAGATTCCCTCCAATAGAGCGGAACCGGCCTCGAGCATGGACGGGAGGACCTCCTCCACCAGCGCCGGAGCCTGTTCTCCAAGCTGTGCGCCCATCTGCGCTACCAGCGTGCCCATGCCCGCCGCGATGGCCTCCACCCGCGGCAGGACATTGTCCGCCGCCGTGCCCAGGCTCTGGGTAAAATTGTCCAGCAGCCCGCCCAGGTCCGCGTCGTCCCGGGCGATGCCGGTGAGCAGGTTTTGCCATGCCGCCTTCATGGAGTTGGCGCTGCCCTCGATGGTGCTGGCCGCCTCCCTGGCGGTGGTGCCGGTGATGCCCATGCTGTCCTGCACCGCGTGGATGGCCTGGATGATCTGGTCGAAGCTGACGCCGTCCAGGTTCTCAATGGTCCGGTTGAGCACGCCGCTGTCGTTGATCAGCCGCACCATCTCCTCCTGCGTACCGCCGTAGCCAAGCTTGAGGTTGTCCAGCATGGTGTAGTTCTGCTTGGCAAACCCCTGGTACGCATTCTGAATGCTCTCCATGTCGGTGCCCATCTTGTTGGCGTTGTCGGCCATGTCGGTGATGGCCTGGTCCGCCACCTGGGCGGCCTTTTCCGTATCCCCGCCCAGCCCCTGGAGGAGGCTGGCGGAGAAGCTGGTGACGGTCTCCATGTACGCGTTGGCGGAGAGGCCGGCGGTTTTAAACGCGTTGTCCGCGTTGGCGAAAACCGTCTGCTGGGAGGAAAGCAGCCGCTCGTACTCCCCCTTTGCCTCCTCCACGCTCTTGCCCACGGAGCGGGCGTACTCCTCCAGCGAACCGGCCTCCGTGCCGAAGAGGGTCTTGACGCCGCCGCTGAGCTGTTCAAACTGGGAGAACCCCTCCAGGGACTGCCTGCCCAGCTCCAGGGCGGCCCGGTCCACCGCCTCCATAGCCTCCGCCAGCCTTCGCGCCCCGGCGGCGATGGCGTCGGAGAGGAGGTTGGCCTTGAGCACGTCCCCAAAGGACAGCCCGGCCTTCTCCGCCTTCTCCAGGCTGTTTCCAGCCCGCTCGGCCCCGTCGGCCAGCTCGTCCATGCCCGCCCCGCTGCCCTCCATGGCCCGGTTGTTCTCCTCCACCGCCTGGGTCATGCCGGCCAGCTGCGCTTCCGCCTTGTTCAGCTGCGTGACCAAGTCGTTGACCTTCTTCGACTGCTCGTTATAGGCGTTTTGGGCCTTCAGCGCCTCGTCGGAGTTCTCGCCGAACTCCTTCGCCGCCCGCTCCAGCGCCTGCTCCAGGCCGGTCAGGATTTCCGTCTGACCGGCGATCTGCTTGTTGAGCACGTTTACCTTGTTCTGGGTGGCCTCAATGGATTTGCCCAGCACCGTATTTTTCGCCGCCAGCGCCTGCTGGGAATCCGCGTTCTGCACGAAGCTGGCGGTCACGGCGGCCATCTCCGCCCCCAGGGCCTTGATCTGGGCGTTGACGGCCTTCAGGCTGTTTTGAAACGCCTTTTCCCCCTCCACCCCCAGCTTGACGCCTACGTCGCTTGCTATGCGCTCACCTCCCGCTCGAAGCTTGGAGCTGCTTCGTATTTACAGCACATCCGGAATAATATCCTCATCCGAGAGGGCCCGCTTCAGCCGGGCCCCCTCGCATTTGATCTGGTAGACGGCGATCAGGTCCAGCAGCTCCCCGTAGGGCAGATCCAGCGTCTCCGCCCTGCTCATCCCGATGGCCATGCCGTACCACAGGAACCAGGCGAGGGTCAGCTGGACCGGTCCGTCTCCGCCGCCTCGCCGCCGGCGTTTTTTGGGGGCTCGGCCTCCACGGTCCGGGCGCTGTCCCCGGCGATGGCCCCCAGCAGCAGCGCCTGCAGCTCCGGCAGGTCCAGCAGGTCCAGCAGCGCCTCCCCGTCCGGGGGCGGCAGGGCCTCCAGGCCGTTGGCCTTGTTGTACCGGTATCCGGCGTCCAGCATGATGTCCAGCAGCCACAGGCAGGCGTCCACCGCCTCCAGGCCGGCCCGCCCCTGGATGGCCTCAAACATGCCCTCCAGGGACCCGTACTTCTCCGCGCAGGTCTTCACCACCCGCAGGCTGAACCGCAGGGGGTACTCCTCGCCCGCCAGGGCGACGGTGCGGCTTCTCATACCTCCTCACCCCCGATGTTCAGGCCCGCCCGGGAGAACATGGCCGCCGCAGCCTCAGCGCCGATGTTCAGGCGGTGCTTGATGTACGCCTCCGCCTGGGCCTCCGTGGTGAAGGTGGCCTCCCGCTTCCACATGTGGGTCTCGCTGTCGTCCCGCATGATGGTGCCCGTCAGCTCCGGCACCTGCCACTCGATGCTCTCCCCTTGGGTGGTGGCGCTGTCCGAAGGCACGGAGAACATCACTTTGGTCAGCACAATGGCCCGCCAGAGGTCCACATGGTTGACCCGCTTCTTGATAATAAACCCGGTTCCCAGGTGGGGGGTGGACTGCCGGTCGTCAAAGACGATTTCCTTCACATCCGTGTCCGTCACGCCGGGGATCTCCTCCAGCAGCTGCTCCACCACGCCCAGCAGGTCCTTGGTAACCTCCTGGGACAGGTCTGTGGTGGAAATAGTCAGGGTGCCGTTGGAAAAGGTCTGGTCAGTCTCCGCGATGCCGTTGTCGCCGAACAGGTTGTTGTCCTCGCTGGTCTCGATGGACACCTCCACCTCCGTCATCTTCCCCATCACCCCGCCGCCGGAGTAGGACACCGCCCCGTTCACCGCGCTGTATTTCGCGTAGTAGGGCTTCGATACGCCGATTGTCGCCATAGCTGTTCTTTCCTTTCTGTTGATGAAAATTTCTGATAGCGCATAGATTGTGCAGCAGCCTCATCCGCCGGTCATGCGCCGTTCGCGACCTTGTCGATTTCCCCGTTGATGACCTGTTCCATGGCTTTTTCAGCCTTCTTCCTGGACCGGGCCACAGATTTTTTGACGACCGGGTTCGCCTCCATGAAGGACGTGCCGCTCTCCACGGCCCTGGCCACCATCTGGTTCGGCTGCCCCTGGGGCCACTGGTCGGAGCGGACGCTGTTGTATCCGTCAAAGCCGATATGGACGTTGATAAATCCCTTGCCGTCCTCATCAATGGGGGTGACGCCAAAGCTGTCAATCAGACCTTTTTTCTGCTCCTCGCTGGGCCCTTTTGCCAGATGCCCCGGCGTGCCCCACCAGGGGCGTCCCTCGTGCTCTGAGGTGGGAAGGCTCTCCAAGCCGCTGCGCACCGCATCGGCCACAACGCGGGCCCCCTCATAGACAGCCGCCTTGACCACCTTGTCCGTGGCCCTCTCCAGGGCGGACATCCTGGCCAGATACGCGTCCAGGCCCTTGACCGTCATCTTACCCATCCGTCGCCTCCCAATCCCAGGTGTAGTGCCAGAAGCCGGTCTCCGGCTCATACTGCGCGTCCCGCAGGCGCCAGGGGAGCCCCTGGCGGTCCAGAGCTTCCCCCAGCTCCTCCGCCCAGGGGTCCAGCTCCCGCTTGGTAAACAGGTCCGTTACCCCGGTGACGGCCCCGTCCGCGTGGACGTTGTCCGCCTCCAGGCCGCTGCGCCCGTCCTCCTGCCAGACAAAATACCGCTCGCTTTTCAGCCGCGCCCCGTGGCTCACGGCGTCCGTCACCGCCCGATGGGCCGCGATCACCTTCTCATACCACCTCACGCGCTTCCTCCCCCCTCCGTGTCCGACTTGGACACATCGTATACCTGCTCCGCCTTTGTCAGCGTCAGGTCCAGGCTGGGGGGCCGCACCCGGTCGGCCAGCTGCACCGCGTCGATCCGGTACTGCCGGCCGTCCTCGGTCACCGCCACGTCCTGGCTGGACACCTCCGGCCCCCTGGGCACCCGGATCACCTTCTCCACCCGGACCTGATTCTGCCGGCTGAGGTAGAGCCGGGTGAGCCCCAGGCGCTGCTCCTCGTAGCGCAGCACCGCCTTTTTCTCCAGCACCGGGGCCGGGGCGAAGCCCGGCCGCGCCCCGTCGGTTACCCGGTACACGGTCACCACGCCGCTGTTGTAGCTCTGGCTGATCTCATTCCCCGGACGAAACGGCATCTGACGCATAGGCAGCCACCTTTCTGTTGTTCTGCATGGCCAGCAGCAGGTGCCGGTAGTTGTTCTCAAACACATCTGCGGCCCCGTCCCTGGCGTACCGGACGTAATCAAGCAGCAGGGAACGGCCATAGCCCGCCTGGGTGTAGTCCAGCTCCTCCCCGGCCTTGTCGTCCAGGTAGGCCATGCCGGCGGCGATGAGCCCCAGGTATTTTCGATCCGCCGCCTCGTCCTGCCAGGTGACGTCAAGGTAGTTTTTTACATCCTCCAGCAGCGCGGCCGCCCGCTCAGACATTGGACTTGGTCACCGTCACGGTGTAGCTCCGGCTGGTTTTGCCGTCCTCCGCCGTCACCGTCACCTCCACCGTGTTGCTGCCGTCCTGCCAGCTGGCGGCGGTGCCGTTGTCGATCTCCGTGCCGTTCACCGTCACCCGGATGGCCGCCGCCGCATTGGAGGGCATGGCGTTGATGGTGTTGGTGGCGTTGGTGGTGGAGGCGGTGTAGCTGGTGGCCGTGCCGGAGAAGGCCGGGGACAGGCTCAGGGAGCCGACCCGCAGATCCGACAGGGCCGCGTCGCCGGAGGGGGCGCTCTCCTCCACCACGGTCACCTTGTACCGGGCGGGGGTCAGGCCGGAGATGTCCAGCTCCAGGAAGGCGTTGTTGTCCGCCGGCATGCCGTTGCCGTAGGTCTTGATGAGGTAGACCCGCTCGTCCTCCAGGAAGTGGTACTCGTCGCTGTACTCGATCCGGCCGTCCCTGCTCATCCCGGCGAAGGCCCAGTACAGCCGGGCGATGCCCAGCGTGGCCCGCCCCCTGGGCTTGGCGGGGGACTGGATCACCCGCAGGGGAATCGGGAACACGTCGTTGCGGTAGGTGCCGTCGGGGGCCTGGACGGTGGTGGCGGGCATGACCCGCTGGTAGTAGTCCTGGGGGTTCACCACCAGGATGAGGCCGTCCGCCCGCCGGGCGCGGCCGATGGGGTCCACCGCCAGCAGGGAGGCCAGATTGCCCATGGTGGCGGGGGAGAAGTCGGAGACGGCGATGGGGACCTTCTCCGGATACACCCCGCCGGTGACGGAGACCTCCTCCCCCACCTGCCGGTTCATGCCGATGGGCTCGTCCTTGCCGGTGCCGCCGGCAATGGCGTACTCCCAGCCGTTGAGCAGGGCTTCCGCCAGGATCATGCGCACATAGCGGTCCAGCCACTCGGGCCCCAGATCCAGCATGGCCTTGCATACCGGGATAAAGGCGGACAGCTTGAAGAGGCCCGTCTCCACCTCCTTGAACCCGGACGTGATCTCCTGGATGATCGGGGCGCACAGCTTGCCCCAGGCCGCCCGCTGGTAGCCGTGGGTGTTCATCATCATGCGGATCGCGCCACGGGTGTTCATGAAGTTGATGACGCTCAGCAGGGAGTGGTCGGCCTCGATGTTCTCAAAAATGGAGTCGAACACCGTCTCCGGCATCACCACGTCCAGGTTGTTCACCGCCTGCCGGGGGTCGGCGCTGCCCATGGCCTCGCCCAGCCGCTGGTAGTAGGTCCGCTCCTGGCTGGTCAGCTGCCGCACGCCCCGCTGGGCCAGCACCCGGACGTCCGTCTCCTCCCGCAGCATCTGGAAGTCCTCCAGGTTCTTGCTGGCGTAGTACTGGAGAACCCCCTCAAAGGCCTGGGTGAACGCCTCCTGGTCGTTGGCGCGCATGGACTCCTGGAGCTTCTGGCGCAGGTCCATAAGGGTCTGGTTTTTCAGGTCAAGGGAAATAGGCATGTTGTTTCCTCACTTTCTGTTTTCAAATACACCGCCCAGCATCCCCATGATGCCGGCCTTGTGGGCAATAGGTTCGGGGTCCTCCGGGACCTCCGGGGGCGGGGCGGGGGGCGCGGACAGCTCCCGGAGCTGGGCTGTCAGAGCCTTCTGCAGCCGGATCCGCTGCTCCACGTTGAGTTTCGCTCTCTCCAGAATGGAGGAGGCCTGTTCCATGTCCGCGTCCTTCTCCGCGTACTCATCCGCCAGCCCCAGCCGGATGCAGTCCTCCGCCGTCAGCCAGGTCTCCGCGTCCAGCATGGCAATCAGCGCCTCCTCGCTGAGCCTGTCCCCGGCCTTCTGAAGGTAGGCCTGCCGGTTGCCCCGGTTGATGACGTCCAAATCGTCCGCCGCCTTGCGCAGCTCCTCGGCGTTGCCCACAGCGTACAGATAGGCGTTGTGAATCATCATCATCGCGTTTTTGGGCATAATCACCCGGTCCCCGGCCATGGCCACCACGGAGGCCACGGAACAGGCGAAGCCGTCGATGTAGACCGTCACTTGGGCCGGGTGCCGCCGCAGCTGATTGTAGATAGCCGTGCCCTCGAAGACAGACCCGCCATAGCTGTTGATGTACACCCGGATTTCCCTGGCGTCCGGATATTTAGCCAGCTCGTTCCGGAAATGAGCGGCGCTGGTCTCGCTCTCCACCGTCTGGCCGCTCCACCAGTTATAGCCGTCGCTCTCCACGTCCCCGTAGATGTACAGCTCCAGCACCCCGGCCTGGGCGGCCTGCTTCAGCTCCCAAAGTCGTTTCACGCTTCCTCTCCTTTCACGGCGTTCTGCGCCTTCTCGAAATTTCTGGTGATAAAATGCTCGTTGGCCCAAGGCTCGTCAATCTCCCTGCCCCCCGCGGCCCGCTGTACGTCGTTGTAGGAGTACCCGGACCCGATCAGCTTCTCAATGTTGGCGGCGTTGCCGAAGAGATCGAAGTGCTCGATGGCGCTGGTATCGATCTGCATGTACGATCCCGCCCGCCACGCCTCATAGCCGTAGTACTTCCGGTTGATCTCCTCCGAAAGCTGGTCCATCAGGGGGTCGACGCACTGGCTGAGAAACCGCCGCTGGGCGTCTCCCACCCCCTCCACCTGCCCCCGCAGGAGCACCGGCGGAATCAGGAAGGCGTTGGCGGTGAAGTCGAACACGTCGCCCACCAGCGCCCGGATGTGGCTGGCGTCCCTGCCGGACTCGAAGCCCTTGTCCACGTTCTCATAGCTCCAGCCGTCCAGCTCCGGCAGAATGGCAAAATCGCTGTTGAGGAAGGGCCGGATCTGGGCGTCGATCTGTTTCTGGAAGGCCGCCTCCCAGCCCTCCTGCCCGCTGGCCATCTGGTTGACGTGGACCTTCCAGTGCTGGCCGTTGCTCCAGGTGTAGCTCTTCACCGCCGCGCTGATGAGCTTGACGTAGGCGCTGTAGACCCCTCTGACCACCGGACCGACGTCGCAGTGGTGCAGGGTCAGGTGGATGACGTCCTTTTCATAGAAGGTCTTGTCATACTGTACCGGGCCCACGGCCACGCCCTTGTACTCGTTCTGCCTGGAGGGGTACCCGCCCTCCAGCTGCCAGCTGTCCGCCACCGCCAGGGCGTCCTCGCCGCTGCGCTTCCGGGTGGGGATGATCAGGGCCTCGTTGTCCTGGTAGAGCCGGGCGATCAGCTTGTGGAGGAAAGCCGTGCTGCTCTGATTGACGTTGGGCTCCACGTTCCACAGGTAGTACGAGCCCTCCCGCACCTCCCGGCCGCCCAAAAA